TGCAGTAATTGATTGGTCTTTCTTATTTGAAAGCTGAAGCATTGTATATACTTTCTTGGTTGCTTCTTCTGCAGACATCCCAGCAGCAATTAACTGCTCTTTAATTCTTCGAACTGCATCTGGAACCTTATTAGATGGCTGTCTATCTAGTGCCTTAATCTGTTCACCAAATGTTTCTTTTACTTCAATCTTTAATTTTTTGTATTCTGCAATAGTCATTTGGAATGGAGTTCCGCCATCCTTCATGCTTTCGTAAATTAATTTATTTGCATCAGCTAAATCTTTTGCGTCTTGTATAGTATCTTTAATTTTTAAACCAAAGTCTGTGAATCTAAGTCCAGCTTTTTTAGCTGCTTCTGCGGTTAAACCAAATGTAGCTATATTAAGAGTTTGTCCTTCTTTATAATTTTTCCATGCTTTGTAACCAGCAATTACTGCTACTGTTACCGCTGCTAATGGTGCAACTAGTCCTGCTGCTGCTGCTGCAGTTGCGCCAAATCCTGCAGAAGCTAATCCTGCTGTTGCTGCGCTGGCCGCTGCACGTTTTGTGATCATTCCACCAATTTTTGGAAGAAGCATTTGGCCACCCATCATTCCAGCCATGCTACCCATCATTGCGCCATTTTGACCACCAAGTTTTCCACCTATTGCTCCACCTGCTGCCATTCCGCCCATCATACCAACCATGTTTGCGCCAGCACCTTGACCAAACTCTGGATTTAATCCTTTTGTCTTTAAGTATTGTATTGGGTGCATAATTGCTGCTGTTGAGTATGCGGCATTAGTTTTAAATGAACTAGCCATTCTTGCAGCACGATCTTCTTTTCCACCTGGGAATGCTCCTGGTACTCCAGCAACTAATATTTCAGAACCACCACGTTTGTAAGACGAACCAATGGATTTAGCTGCTGATGTTATAGAGTTTGCATATAATTTTGATCCGTCTACAAGTGATCTTATTGAATAAGATACCTGATCATTAATCATTCTTGTGCTTGTTATTAATTTATTTGAGCCTGCTTTAAGAGAAGAAGCTATTGATGAGAAAGCAGAGTCTATAGATGAGCCTGCTCCTGATAAGGGAAGTTTTAATCCTGGTGCATAAGGGAAAGATCTTTGGCCCCCGTAAGATTTAGCTGCTTCAGCACGTGCTGCTTTTTCTGCAAGTTGTTCTGCACGTTTTGCTGGATTTCCACTAAGCCCATATGAGTCTTTATCATTCCTAATAACTCCGCCAATTTCATATCCTGGAATAATTTTTCCACTTTGAAGTGGTCTAAATATTTCTGGTCCTTTTTCTCCAACAACATAATTTTGTCCTGGAGATACTGGCCCACCCATTTCTCTATTTCCTCTAATATCAAATATTTTCTTTTTAAGCTCTTCTGTCATTGGGGTATTTTGTTTTGAATCCCAAGTTAAATATTTATTTTTTAATATGTCTTTATCTATTGGAGAAAGCTGTCTTATAATATTTCTGTCAGCAATTAAATCATTAGCAGCCTGTCTAATAATTGAATCTAGTACGTCTGGCTCAAGACCATGCTTTAAAGCACCAGTCTTTGGATCTTTAACATATCCGTACGGCTTTTCTTTTGCCATAGCCGCTGCAAACTTGTCATAGAATAATTTTTGTGTATTTTTTCTTAAGCCAGAATTTGCAAATAATGTTTCTGCCATTCCTATTGAAAGTGAGTTAACTCCCCATGGCGCTGACTCATACATACTAGGCTTAGGAGCTCCAGTTGGTCCAAATCCTGCACCAATTCTTCTCATAGCTAAGCCCTTTAAAACATTGCCAATTATTCCTCCGTTATTAAACTTAGGCATCATGTGTGCCAGTGCGGTAGGTTCTCCATTAATTTTTTCTATTCCATAATTACGATATGATCCCATGTACCGTGTACCATTGGCATCATTTGCTTCCATAAGTTTTGCTAAATCTGTTTTACCATATGGGTTTAAAGCAGTCTCTGCTTGAATTCCCCTAGCAACTGGGTCAGTTGAATGTGCTCTTCTTTGTCCTGGTACATTTAAGCTTTCTAAATATTCTTTTCTTAAACGAAGTTCTTTGGCTATTGAAAGGTATTCTTTGTGTTGAAGCCTTGACCATTCTGCTTCTCCAATTTTTCCAGTACCAGATAAACCAGAAACTATGTTTGTTCTAGCACGATCAGTTAATAGTGCTATTTTATCTGGAGGTACTTTGTTTACCTGTAAGAATCTGGTAAGTGAAGGTAAAGCCTGTTGAGATGAGCCATGCATTAAATCGCTTACAATGTCAGCTTTTTTAGCAGCACCATGAGAAAGAGCTGTATTAACACTTGCTCTTAATCTTCCGCCCCAATTTCCTACGAAATAATATTGCCTACTTAATTCTTTGGATGACGATCTAAGCGCAGTTCCAAAAACACTGTCTTGGTATGCTCTAGCTTCTGCACCAGACAAAGACATATCTCTGCCTCGAAGCATTTCTCTTGAAAGCTTTGGATTACGCTTAAATAATTGTGCTAAAATTTTGCCCATTACTGCTGGGTTTATTGCTCCATAATTAGAGGTTGAAAGACTAATCTTTCCGCCACCCATATTTCCTGGAAGTGGTCTTCCGTTATTTGCTGCATCTACTGCTGCAAATAGTTCTGGATTGTCTTGAATTCCTGGACCAAATACTGTTTCTTGCGGTGTAAGAAGAGCAGTAATATTACCACTAGATTTTTTATGTGTTGAAGGAGCGGCTGCAACAAGTGCTGCATTTTTTGGATCTAAAGATGCTTCTTGATTTAATACATATCCGCCCAATGGAACGCTACCCATTCTATCATCATACGAAATAGATGCAGGTCCGCTTACCCGAGTTTTATTTTGACCAAAGTCTTCAATTTTTCCGCCAGCATTAAATCTAGGTTTTGTTGTTTGAATACTATATCCTGCTCCAGAAGTTCTAACACCAAGACCACGGGCAATAGAATCTACAAGCTTAGAAGTGTCTGACTTATGGAAAAGCTCTTTCATATTTGACTTGCCAGCTGCGCTTACTACTGGCTGAGATGTGAGCGGTACCATCCCTAAGTTTATGCTTCTTGCTTGAGCCGTAGCTACACCCTGTGCTGTTTGAGCTAGCATAACTTCTACTTGTCGATTTAATGCAAATATCTTGGCTCTAGCTGCCTCTACTGTAATTTTACCAGCCTGTAATTGTTTAACAATTAATGCTGTTTCGTCTGCTGCCAAAGAAGTTATCTTTGTCATTTGTGGAAGTAATGCTTGATATGAATCTGATAGTGATGCTGTTACTGTTCCAGTAGCAGCAATTTCAGTTTTAAGTAATGCTATTTCCGCCTTGGACTGCATTGCTAATGCTGCAGTCATAGAATGCCACTTAGCTGCTTCTGCTGCAACTATTCCATTTGAAACTCCATTAACTGAAGTAACTCCAGGAATCCTTGGAAGGTCATCACTCATGTATGTCTGTGGTGAATTTGAAAGTCTTAGGTTTACTGGCTTAGGCCCAGGAACAGTAGAGAATATTGTTTCGCCTGCCCTTTGTTCTGCAGTCTTTGATCCAGTTGGAATAACATGGGACATGTCTCTTGAATAAGATTTACCGACAAGTGGATTGTCTTTGTCTACAATTCTTCCTCCGCCTCGCATAACTGGATTACCAGCTATTGTAGACATGCTGTTGCTAGTTGCAACGGTAGATGACATTGCGCTCTGTTTTAATTTTTCAAATGATGCTGCTAATGTTAAAACTGCATCAGAAAATGTAGCTGCTGCCTTTGTGTCACTGTAGAATGATTGCTCTACATTTTTTGCAGCAGATGATGCTGCCATTAATTCTGGAGTTAATAACTTAAATCCTGTCCCGCCCTTGCCAATGTTTTTAAGAGCAAGTATTCCTTTAATAATGTATCCAAAGAAGTTGGCAAGTACACCAGTTAACATAATAATAGGACCAGCAACTGCTGTAAGGCTTCCAATAAATCCTAATACTGCTTTAATTGGGCCAGGAAGGTTTCCAATAAACTTTACAATGCCGTCAATTGCATTTAATACAAATGTTCCAACTTTTAGGAACTGCTCTCCAATTACTGCTAAATCTGCCTTTACTGACTCTAATGCTCTTCTGTATTTACCAGATGCAGACTCAGTCATTGTTTTTAATTCTCGCTCAGATATGCTAGCAAGATCTTTTGTGCTGGCCTTCATCAAATCTAGTACCTGTAGTGTCTGGCTTCCTTCTTTTCCAAGGTTCTCAAATAGTGCGTTTATTCTTGCAAATTGAAACTTACCAAATAGTTGTTCAATTGCTCTTGCTCTTTGTAATGGCTCAAGAGAATCTAATGAATCTTTCAGTGCCATAACTGTTCCAGTTAGATTGCCAGCATTCTTTTCAACTATTCCGCCTAGATCAATGCCAAATCCCATGAACTGCTCTTTGGCAACCTTTGTTGGATTAATTATAGATGCTAATGCAGACTTTAATGCGTTTGCTCCTTCTGAAGCATTAATACCACCTTCACGCATTGCAGTTAAATAAAGTGCAAGATCTTGTATGTCTCCGCCCAATGCTTTTACAACTGGACCAGCTTTAGGAATTGCTTCTACTAAATCTGCAAGGCTTGTTGAAGTTTGGTTTTCTACTGAGTTTAAAAAGTCAATTGATTCTGCAAGCTCTTGTGAGTTTTGGCTAAATGCTGTTTGAATTGCAAGAGTAGCTTTCATTGCTTCTTGTCTATCAACTTCACCAAGTACTGCAAGTCTGGTTGTTTGTCTAGTAGATTCTAGAAGGTCTGCTCCTTCTTTTCCAGTTGCGGCAATGTCCGCAGCTAAACCAATCGTTTCTGTAAAGTTTGCGCCTAGGGTGGAAGCTAGCTCTCTAGACAATGAAGAAACATCTTTTCTTACCTTTAATAAATCAGCAGCTGATGTTGCTGTTAATCCGCCATAAACCTTTGTAAGTCTTACAAGACCTTCGTCTGCTTCTTTAAATGCTTTTGCAGCAGCCATTCCAAACGCTGCTAGCGGTACAGTAAGTCCTACTGTAAGCTGTCTACCCGCCCATTGTGTATTTTTACCCCAGTTAATAAGTTGGTTTGATCCATCCATCATTACCTTATTCATGATAGATAGTTCTTGTCTTAATAATGCAGACTTATTCTTGGTTACGTCTAGTCCAGATTGAACCATTACGTTATATTGCATTAACCCTTGAGCATTTTTGCCTAGTGGTTGTATGATTGAGTTTTCAAGCATTACTTGCTGTTTAGCTAAGTCTCTAACTAATGAGCTAGTTTTTTGTGTATGTCCTTGCCAGGTTCTAAAATATTGTCCTAGCTTCATTCTTCCGCTATCTAGGTTCTGTCCGAACTTAGATACGTCTGAGGTTAGTGTTACGAAGTGTCTGGCAAACTGGCCAGTGGAGCGCATGGTTTCGTCAAACTGACGATTCATTACTCCAACTTGGCTAGTTAAATTTTTATTTAAACCAATTGTTGTAGCTTGAAGTTTTAGAAGTTGGGAGGTCACCGCTTGTAACTGCGCTGTTAGGCTACTAAAATTAGCCGTCGCAGTTATGTTGGTAACTATATTTTGATCTGCCAACTACCTACTCCTTTTTGTATCCGAGTCCCGCTCCGATACCAAACCCTGCTTCTGAAGCAAACTGACCTTGTAGTGAAACAACATCGGATGCATCTGCAGTTATTCCAAGAGCCTTTCTTCTTACATCTTCAAAGCTCTTGCTTTCTTCTTGTTCTTCGGCGCCATCAAGTTCTACGCCTTGTATTGCGGCCAAAAACTTTCTTTTTTCTGATTCAGACTTTTGCATAGATTTAAAAGTTTGAATCAATTCTGGCATTGAAAGGTTGTCTTCCAATTCCTCGTAATTCTTATAGTTTCCTATTAGAAATACTTCTCCTTCTAATGCAGCTAGATCTAGTTCTGACCAGCTAGAACCGCTGCTGCTAGCAAATTTGGATCGTCCATCTTAATGCCACCGCAAACTTCAAGGATGCGATTAATTGTTGGAACATCAAGAGTATCCTCAAATGCGTCTCTATTTTTTACCAAATCTGGAAGCTGCTTCTCTAGTGCTACTGCACAAGCATCGATTAGGATGGTTAGCGTCTCATCTTCTGTAGTTACTTCTGCTGTCTTTGCAATAGCTGCCATAAACTTTCTAAGCTCTTTAATTGTTAAAGGCTTTAACTTTACGGTTGCGCCATTTTGTAGTTGAATCTCTTCTACATCATATACTGTTGTTGCCAATTTAAATCCTCCTAGGATCTCGTCTTAATTATTGTATCATATCAGAATTACCAATACAATGATAAAACCCCCCTAATTTCTTAGGGGGGTTTTACTAATTAATAAGAATTAATTATTATGCGTGGGTTGAAATGATACGGTCAATAATTAGTCCGTATTCCTGACCTACCTTGATGCCGTCTGGAAGCAAACGGAATGTTACTGGGAATGTTGATGCTGCGTTACGAGCCAAAGAGAACTGTGACTGTTGTACAGAAAGAACACGACGTGCATAATATACACGCTCAGCAATCAAACCTAGTGTACCGTCAGATGCTGCTGTACCACCTTGTGGTGCTGCACCGACTGCAACTAATTGACGCTCATTTGGAGCTGCTCCTAGAGCACCTGCCTCAAGACCAAGTGTGCTCTTTGCAGCAGCAGCTGTTCCTGAATTTGATAAAGTTGATGTTCCTTGACCAAATACGGCTAGAATGTTCTCAAGAGTACCTTCTGCCATTTCTGTTGCGATCATAACTTCCATTGACTCCTTGAAAAGCTTTGCTGTATCAAGAAGCTGATCTACTGTTACTGAACCGTATGATGGGTTGTAAGTAATTTGAAGACCGTTGTTTGTGTAACCTACGTTACGGAATTTGTTTGTTGCATCTGCATTTAGAGTTTCTGTATAAGACTTTCCTGCTGTCTTAACTGCTGGGGTTCCAGTTGAAGTTTCGTTTTCGAAAGCTACACCTGCTGCTGAACCTGGCTCCATGTTTTCTACATATCCTGATGTTGTGATGTCTTTAGTAGACAAAAAGAGCGGTGAAGCTCCAACAAGAATATTTTTAGCATTGTTATACTTTGCCATGCTGTACTACCTCCTGTTAAATAAATATATATATATATTGACTTACTGTAAATCTTTAAATCAAGCTGGCTAGGCTCATTTCCTCTTGGTATAATTTTATCTTACAATCAACTAAAAGGCAAACTAATCAAATCTACCGTTTGGACCTACTGTTCTGGAGTATTTGACTTCTAGTATTACGTCGGCGGCTAGAAAGCCTGCAAGCTCCTCAGATGGCTCTGTAGGAGACATGTCTACAATTAAGGTATTGTGAAATATTATTTTGTCTGTAGATCTTGACCTGTTTAGGTCTCTGGCAGAATCGTCCATTCTCCTGAATACGTCCATCATCATATTTCTAATGGCATTTATTTCGGCGTGGTCTACTGAGTAGATTGTAAATGATATCTTTTCGCAACATATCATCCAGTTCTCTTCGTATGTGCTACCTATCTTGTCATAAACAATATGGGTCTTACCGCTTAAAAATTGGCTCATTTCTGGAGCTTGCTGAACTGGAATAATTGGAATTATTGATTCGCCTAAATTGTCGCTATAATATGAGTTAGGATCTACTAGGCTATTGAGTATAAGTTCTTGCCATAAGTGTTTTCTAATTTCATACATTGCATCTATATTATAATTTACCATTATGCTGCTCCTCCAAATTGTTCAGTTAATGCTGAGTCCGCCTGTAGTCTAATTGTACCTGGACTAAAAGAATAACGCACCTTGGATATAGAAGAAGGAACCCTCATTGCTTTTTCAAATTTGGATCCGAATATATTTTGAAATCCAGACGCTTTTATAGAATGAGATACCATAGGTCCACTAAAATATCTGCTATATGCAAGATTGAATTGATTAGTAGATGCTCTACCGCCTGGGCTTCTTACTGTAACTGACTTACCCTTTGGCATAAATACAACTTCTCCATCAATTTCAAATACCAGCCTTTCAGCTGATTTTGGTCTGATTGTAATTGGCATACCTTTTTCCATTACCGCAGCTTTATTTGCAAAAACGTATCTGCTCTTCTGTTTTCTATTTTTTGTAGGCACGGAAGATTTAGATAATTTTAAATCATAATTAATTTTAAATGAAAGTCCAACTGAATCCATTCTATTTAGTTTAAATAATCTACCAGCAGTTTGCCCAGTTTTATTCCATTCATATACATGGTGTAATGATTTTGGCTTTGTACGAGCTTGTGAGTCTATGAATAAACCAAAGTCCTGATCTATCTGGTTAAATATTGTAGTTTTAAAAAGTCTTTGAAAGGACTTATTTGCCGTAAGCTTTGCTGCTACATTTGCCTGGTAATATAAAAATGCAGATATCTGTGCTACGTTACTATCTTTAACAACTCCAGCAGCAGATGAACCGACCATTAATCTTTCTAGGCCAGACGCCGCTTGTAGTAGTGCTACTCCGTTAGTCTCCAATTATCTGGTTCTCCGACCTTTTGGCAATTGAGTTATATGCCATAAGTGTTCCAAACGGATCTGTAATTGGTGTTGAGCTTACTATCTCAAAAACTGTGGGTGTATCATTTGGGTAATTCAATTCATACCATATTACATTATTAGATGAATCTTTAATGTTAGTTATCTTTTGTCTATATGTAATTGGTGTTTGTGTTCTAATTTCTATAGTTTGAGTGTTTTCATATTTAATTGATATAGACCTATTGTCTCCGCTTCTTGCAGAAGATGAGTTAGATATAATTCCTTTTGCAAAACAAGGGAGTGTCTTTTCATATATCCAAGACTTTTTAATGGCACCAGTATTTGGGTCCTGATAATCTTCTTGCATATATATATCTACTTTCATATTGAAAATAGAATCGACCAGATTGTTCATGTTAAATAACTACCATCTTATTTGTAACGTATGGCAGCAATAGCTGGTCTGCATAGTTATTTCCTGTGCCGCTAAATGCTGATGTGTCGTATTGGAACTGCCAGTCAAATGTTTGTATGCTCTTTATGTATTTATTGCGCCACTCTTTGTCTTTAGAAAAAAAGTCTCTCATTAATTCTATACATGCAAGCTCTACTTCGTCTGGAACATTATCCCAGCCATATCTACCAGCAACTCTGTATGTTCCGCCATTTACAAATATACCTCTTCCGCTATCATTAATGCTTGGAGGAATCATGCCATTTGCGTAATACACTACATTGTCTAAAGCGTTTGATCTATCCACTCTTAACCCAAATCCACTTTCAGATATGGAAACTGGCATGTTTAAATTATTAATACTGTTAATGGTGTCAACCAAAAGCATGTCATTTAAATAAAGCTCGTGTAACTGGTTAATTTTTTGAGGCAATGGCAGGACGTCTGCTCCAGTTGAATAAACAATATTTACATCATCATATAAATGGAACTGCTGTCCAGTATAATTTTCAATTAATTTTCTAGCATATCGCTCTGCAGCAACTAGGTCAGCAAATGTTTTATAATTTGGGTCAGACTGATCAAATCCAAACCCTAATGCATCTGCTGCCTGAGTTAAATCTGCGTATGGAGTTACAACAAAAATCTTATGCTCTTTTGTTACTAACTGTCCGTCAACCTGATATTCCCATACTAGCTTTAATGATCTAGGTCTGTTTGTAAGAGTCAGTGGCGGGTATACGCTGTATACTCCAAAGTCTGTGTCTACTTCTTCTGCTGTTTGTGTGTGTAGAATAGTGACTGGATTAATAGATGGAGCAACTGCTGGGTCTTCAGTTATGTCATAAAACTTAACTGTTGGAAGTGAATCTGCTCTAGATATGCCGCCTTTCCAAAAGACTCTTTGCTTTACTGGAGCATTTGTTCCTACTATAATTTCCATTTTGTGTTGTTAAGATTAGCCGTAATAATCCTGTACTTCTTTTGGTGTGGCTAAACGAAACCCCTCCTCTATATCAAAAATTTCTTGAGCAGAATCTTTGTGCATTGCTACAAATGGGTGTTCTTGTGTAAAAGTGTGGCCCAAAATATCATACCTAAAGTTTGCTCTTGTCATTCTAACTAGTACAGTATCTTCTGTACGCTCTGCCTTTGGATCAAATACTGGAAGGACTTCAATTTCCTCTTTTGCATCTTCTATATCTTTTAGTGTCTTGGCATACAGTTCGTATGTAACACCCTCTTCTGATAATGCTGCG